AAGCAAGTTTGCAATGTAATTGAAAATAATCGTGCTTATGTTGGAAATGACGTTTACAATGGCTTTGAAATTTTTCTCAACTGCGAAGAAAAAGACAAGCAAATGTTTTATGAAAAGTTCTGCAACAGCTTTTTGAATACTTACAACAATCTTTGTAAATATGTTGGCATTCCAAAAATTTCAATGACATATCGCTATCAACACAATTGGTATGACCGACATGGTAAAATAGTTTTCATCACAAAAGCTGTCTCACTTGCAATATTACAGACCATATTGATTTTTTCTTTGCTGTTTGTACTCTTTATCACAGTAGGCACAATACTATGTTTAACAGGCATAATCCCAATGCCATAATGAACATTATGTAGTCCATAATACAATCAAAATCACAGTCTGACAGAATACCACCTGCCAATAATCCGAACGCTATAGCATACACTATATTAGCCGCCAAGTTCTCACCCCCTCTTCAATCATTTATTGCATTTTCTCCTCAGTTGTGATATAATGGCTATATCTTACAAAGAAAGGAGGTTTCTGCAATGAATAAAGTTGATCTGCCAGAAACATTTTATGAACTTCCCAAAGATCGTCAGAGCTTTTTATTATCTTGGATATCAAATAATCTCAGGCCAATCGAAAGCACAAATACTCGTTATACATCTTACAGTATTAAACATTGGATTGAAGAAGAATATCCAAACGAATATTTTACTAATGGCGAACTTAAAGGAGCTATGCTCAAAGCTAATTATAGAACTAACAACGAAAATGCCTTAAACTGGTGTTTCAACATCTCTGAACGCTCACCTATTATAGTCAAGCGAAAAGCTCAGATGAAGTAATTCTTTTGGTTATCATTTCATTGAGGGAAACGACTATGCTCACAGTATTGTTGTTTCCCTCTTTTTCTATTTCCCAACGTTCAACAGCTTTATAACCAAGCTCTTTTAGTTTGCGGCAAAGTGTTGATTTCCCCGTTGGTCCTTGCTTGCCCTCGACAATGATACAAACATCTTTATCAAGTAACGCCAGTAATTTCACAACTTCTTGCTCTGAAAAATATTGTGATAACACTTTTCTGAGTTCCATATTCTCACCCCCTCTTTAATCACTTGTTGGCGTTTATGCCTACACAATCAGCAAAAAAAATTTGCTCTCGCTCAGCACTTGTGAGATCAAGAAGTTCCGAAAGCTTTCGTACTTCTGACGCCTTGAACTCTTTCTTACCGCAAAGCTTGTTGTACAACCCTTGACGAGTTATTCCCAACGTTTCTGCGATTTCGCTTTTGGATATTCCGCTACTCTCAATCTTATCAAGCAACATAGATGTATTCATCTACCCTCACCTCCGTTTCTTGTTATTGTAGTCATATTCGTCTACAAACATATTATACTCTATGTTGGCATATTTGTCAACATTATTTTACGGAAAAATATTGCTAAGTTTTTGTACCCGTTTTTGTCTACATTGACAAAATAATTTTACAAGCGTAAAATTTTGTTGACATTATAGGCTACAAATGCTATACTCAATATAAAGGACGGTGTTCTATAATGACAATGGGTGAAAGAATAAAGAAAGCAAGAGAGGCAAAAGGTTACTCTCAAACTGAATTAGCACATCTCTTAGGTTATAAATCACGTTCATCAATAAATAAAATTGAAACACAGGGTCGAGATATACCTCGCAGTAGCATTGTAGAGTTTTCAAAAGTTCTTGGTGTTACGCCCTCTTATTTAATGGGCTGGGACGAAGAAGATAAAAAAGGCAACGAACCTATTGACTCCAATGCAACCATACTCCCGCAAGACAACGTACATATAATACCTATATATGAGAGCGTGTCGGCTGGGTTTGGTGCTTATGCTGACGATTATGTTGTAGGCTATATGCCGCTTTATATCGTCAGCGAGGAAGAAGCTAAGAATACAATGTGCATTGTCGTTTCGGGGGACAGTATGTATCCGAAGATAGAGAACGGCGATAAGATACAAGTATTAAGGCAGGATTGGGCTGAGGACGGACAGGTAGTTGTTGCCCTTATCGACGGTGAAAACGGCGTTGTGAAGAAAATTAAGTATTCTGATGACAAGATAACCCTTGTATCATTCAACCCCGAGTATCAGCCAAGAGAGTTTGTCGGTGCAGAAAGAGACCGCATAAGAATACTCGGCATTGTAAAAACAGTTATAAAATCTTTATAATAAAAAAATCCCCGTCAGCACCGCAAATACTGACAGGGATAGCACACAGAATTTTCTCCCGCATGATTACAAATACATTATATCACCAATTTAAGACAATGTAAATGATTTCATAAATTGTTTACAAATGTCGATTTATAGGGAGGAAAAAATATGACTTGTCCAAATTGTAAAGGCGAAAACGCACCAGGCGTAGCAGTATGTGAATATTGTGGTCACGAACTACCGCAGCCGCAGAAAATTGATAACCACGTTGAGCATAACAGCAATATCGTTCAGCACATCACATACGTTACAAACGTTCAGCAGGTCGCGCCGCAAGCTCCTGTTGAACAGGTAAGCCCTAAGAGCAAAAGCACAGCTGAAATACTTTGCCTGCTGACCTTTTTAGGCTTGGGCGGTTTGAACAGATTTTATGTAGGCAAAGCTGGCACAGGTTTGCTGTACTTCTTTACTTTCGGAGGTTTCTTTATTGGAGCAATAGTTGATATGATAAATTTGTTTCAGGGAAACTTCACTGACGCTCAGGGCAGAGTGTTAAAATGAAATTCCCTGCTAGTATTGTAAATACTGACATGGGAGAAAAAAATCTCGCCCCCAAGTGCTACCAACACTCAGAGGCGAGCAGAGCGGATACTACCAATATCAGCTCGATCCAAATTCACACCCACTTCAACCACGAAAGGGCGAATTCTGCCCTTTTATTATACTGCATATTATTAAATATGTCAAGAAAATAGGAGGAAAAAATCAATGAAGATCGCAGCGGCTTACGTTCGTGTTTCCACCGAAGAGCAAACAGAGCTGTCCCCTGACAGCCAGGTCAAGCTCATTCGTGAATACGCTAAGAAAAACGGCTATATCGTGCCGAAAGAGTTCATCTTCCACGATGACGGCATTTCGGGACGTTCCACCGCCAAGCGGCAGGGCTTTAATCAGATGATAGGCACAGCCAAACTCAAGCCAAAACCATTTGACGCTATCTTACTGTGGAAATTCAGCCGTTTCGCCCGCAATCGTGAGGACAGTATCGTCTATAAATCAATGCTCCGAAAACTTGGTATCGACGTCATTTCTATCTCCGAGAATGTCGGTGACGACAAAATGTCCGTGCTTATCGAGGCAATGATCGAGGCAATGGACGAGTATTACAGCATTAACCTTGCCGAAGAAGTCAAGCGTGGTATGACGGAAAAGTTCGGGCGAGGTCTAAAAGTTTCAGGTCCTCCGCTGGGCTATGATATGAAGAACGGCGAATTTGTGGTCAATGAGCAAGGGGCTGAGATCGTCCGCCGCATTTTCGATATGTACGTCAACCAAGATATGGGCTACCTCAATATCGCCCGTGAGCTGAACGCTGAGGGCATACGCACCCTGCATGGCAATGATTTTGAGACCCGCACTATCGCTTACATAATCAAAAATCCCGTCTATATCGGTATGCAGCGTTGGACGCCCGGCGGAGGTGGCTCAAAGGGTCACTACCGCTCTGCCGTAGCCGATAAAGTTGTTATTACTCAAGCTCACCACCCTGCCATTATCGACAAAGAGCTTTTTGAAAAGGCTCAGCAGAAAGCTGCAAAGGCTCACAGACCATACGAACGCAGCGGCTCCACCAAGCACGAGTATATGCTCAGAGGCTTGCTGAAATGCAGTTCCTGCGGCTCAAACCTTACAATGGGGTCGGTCAAGAGCGGCACTCTGCAATGCTATCAGTACGCTCACGGGCGGTGTAAGGAGTCCCATGCTATTACTATCGGTAAGATAGACAAGGCGGTCATAGAGGACATACAGGGGCTTGTGGACGGCACAGCGACCGATTACAAGCTTGTTGACCAATCCCCCGTCAAGCCGAAGAAAGACACGTCCAAGTTTGAGACACAGCTTGAGCGAGAGCGAATGAAGCTCGAACGAGTTAAGGCGGCATATGCAGACGGCATTGACACGCTGGAGGAATACAAACGCAACAAGTCGGAAGTCCTCGCCAGCATTGCAGAGCTGGAAAGCAAGCTCCGCCAAGCCCAACCGTCCAAGCCACAGCCCACCGCCGACCGTCTGCCTGATCTGAAAGTCAGGGCGCAGGAAGTCCTCAAGGTCATTACCTCGCCTACTGCCACACCTAAGGAAAAGAACAACGCTTTACGCACTATTGTTGACAAAGTTGTCTTTGACCGCAAAACGTCAAGCATTGAAATGTATTACCTGTGCTGAAATGGCGTATTTAGGCGGTTTTAGAGGGGGTATAACTTTTTGAAGTCTGGAGGCCCTGACGGCGAACTTGGTGCAGCGCTTCGCTATCTCAATCAGCGTTACTCAGCCCCCTGTCGTGAGGTGCAGGCAATACTCAACGATATCGGCACAGAAGAACTTGCCCACATCGAAATGATCGGCACTATTATCTATCAGCTGACCCGTGACCTCTCCCTCAAGGAGATAAAAGACAGTGGTTTTGACACCTATTTTGTTGACCACACTACAGGCGTTTACCCTATAGCCGCCTCTGGTGTACCATTTTCTGCGGAAATCTTCCAAAGTACCGGTGACGCTATTGCTGATATACACGAAGACCTTGCTGCCGAGCAAAAAGCCCGCCTGACCTACGACAACATTCTCAGGCTTGCTGACGATCCCGATGTCCGTGACCCTATCAAGTTTCTTCGTGAACGTGAGATAGTCCACTACCAGCGCTTCGGCGAAGGACTAAGACTTATTCAGGATATGCTTGACAGCAAAAATTTCTACGCTTTCAATCCTAGCTTTGACAAATAATAAAAAAAGCGGGCTGTTGTTATCAGTCCGCTTTTTTGTACATATATCAAAAATCTTCCTTGTCCATCTGCTTGCCGCTCCTGCTGACCTTTTTATTAAGTATCAGCGAAAAAGCCAGCGTTGCAGCTATGAGTGCTATCATCACAAGCACTGATTTTATTGTCAAATGCTTCAACTGTGCTCCAATATATGTCTGCACAAGCATTTCAGGCATCACTCCCATTATCGAGCCAAGAAGATATGGTCTGTAAGGCATTCGCAGTGCGCCGTGTATCATTGAAACAAGGTCGCCCGGCACAACTACCACTGCCCTTGAAATGTAGGAGGCGAACAGATTATTGTCATGCCCATAATTTACGAGCTTTCGTGCCTTAGGATATTTCATCTCAATAACACGCATGATATCGCCACCCGATATTCTTCCCACAAGATAAGGAACAGTAAAACAAACCGATAGTCCTATTACGTTCAACAAAATGCCCACCCAGAACGGATATATTGCACCCACGCACACAAAAATAGCCGCAAGCGGGAATACCACCGACAAGGACTTCAATCCATAAAATCCCAGAATAACAAATGCGGCAAGCCACAAATTGTCCGGGCAATAACTGAGTATCTCAGAAAACTCATGGTCTTTCAGAAAAAGAGCACAGCAAAATATTATGATAATAGTTAAAGCAAAGGGTACATATCTTCCATATTTTCGCACAAAGCTATCCAAAACTCCTCGCTCCTCTCCGATTCTTTAGGGTATTATACCATATTTGAATGTTCAATTAATTATCAATCAATGAAAACTGTGTTACAACTTTCGCTGTCAAAACAAATTTATAACTTTATCGTTCGTCAAATTGACCAACCATTCTCATTTTTGCACAATATCCCACTATCACTATAATTTTTATAAGTAGAATTATGTCGTCTTATGTCGTGAATT